CCAGCCAGTTGGCGGCTCATCTGGAAATAGCTGATGGGGGTACGCGATACTCGTGCGATCTCCATCGCAAATGCATCCTTGAACTCGATCAGCTTCGAGAGATCCTCACCAGGGAAATATCCGACCTTGGCGTTCACATCCTTTGAATAGACCCACGACCCGGGCACGATCTGCAAGCCCTCGGGATCTCCCCCTGTCATCCAGTAAAGGCGAAAACCTGTGGTGTCAGCTGCTGCAACAGTATCGATAATCGCCTTATTGAGAGCATTTTGCAGCGGGATGACATCATGCAGCTCCGATTTGCCGTAGTTGTATCCCCTGTCCTTATTCCGGAAGTGTATTACCGGAATACCAAGCGGCACGCCATCTTTGGATACCCACGGCACAGGCCAGGCTTCATCGCCCGCGTCCATGTATGGTTGCCACGATTCATAGCTCGCTTTGTCAATAACCGCAACACCGTCTGTGATGCTCTTTCGAAAATATTTTTCGATCCGGTCTGAAAAATATAGATTGACCCGATAGCCAGTATTCTCCTGCCATTTTTTAAACGCAAAGGATATTTGACCTCGTTTGGAATTTCCGTATCTGACTTCAACACCTTCGTTGCCATCGTACGCCATCTCAAACGTAAACGTTGGTATGTGCATCTCCCTGTCGAATCCCACGATCACATATGCATCACCATCCCTGGCCGCAGCCAGATGAACGATGTTTTGCACGGCATCCATTCTCGCCCGCTGCCACCATTCCCAGAGTAGATTCCTCTGCTCATCGCTGGTCTTAAAACCAATCACGGTCAGCTTTTCTGCAAGTGCATCAACAACAGTGGGGCAATAGTTTGAATTAAATTCTTCACCCACCTTGATGGACAGATACTTACGCTGACGCTCAGACAGCTGAGTTGAATGGGAACCTTCATAATAGGCTCGGTACGCTTTCCGCCTGGAATGTCGCTCGGCACCTTTCCCGTCCACCAGGCTGAGCAGTTCCATTTGCTCGCTGGTTGGGCTGATATCTGATATTTCAGGCATATTGAATCATCTCCAACTTTCCAGTTCTTTGATTTGCTGCCTTGCTGATCATCTGCAGCACTCCGCTGGCTGCATCCACCTGATCATCATGTTTCCCTCGTGGAAACGAAATCACTTCCCGGATAAAATCCAGGTTCCAGGTGCCGCGCACGATGAAAACCTTCCCCTGTTTTGCCCGGGTTTGTAGTGGACGCGCTCGGGTTACCTTATCGCCATCGGGCGTTACTTCCTCAATGGCTACGCTGGCAATTTCCCGCTTGGACATCAATTCCCGCATAACCAGTGATTGAAAAGCCACACTCTCAACACCCCAGATCACACCTCTCTCGTTATCATCCAGCATCCATTCCACAACCTGGGTCAGGAAATCAGTCAGTTCGTGCACCCGTAGCATGTCCCGGTAATACAGGTTCCCGTCGTCATCAATGGCGCCAGCCACGGTTGCATTCCAGTCTGCGCTTTCTGTTTTTCCAAGCGCAAGATCAAGATACCGATACCATTGCAGATTGTTAGGTAGATTTTTACGGTCGATGATGACAAATTGGTTTTCATCAAAAAATCCGCCGCTTTGTGGGCGTGGCTGTTGTTGATAAAGAGACACAAATTCATATTCCATTGTGTTGGCACGAATATGCTCAAGCGACTTTTCGTCAAACTTATCTGGCCAGAGTGCCTCACCTGGTTTTCGTCCCAGCGGATCTTCCTTGGGGAGAAAGATGCCTCGCAGCATTTCCTCGTTGAACTCATCCTTGTTTTTGGGATAATCCTCATCAGCCAGTGCAAGAGCAGGCAGGAACACAACAGTCCATTGATCTGCCCTATCTGGATCAGACACCATCTGAGTCAACAACGTTCCCGCCAGGTCTTCTGGGTGCCAGCGTGTATGCATGATCACGATTGCACCGCCATCTTCCAATCGGGTGTACGCTGAGGAGCGATACCAGCTCGCGACGTAATCGCGTCTGTTTTTCGATTCCGCTTCCTCTCTGTTTTTGAAAGGATCATCAATGATCAGCAGGTGTGCACCCTTACCCGTGATACCACCGCCCACACCCGCCGCATTGACACCGCCTCGATTGGGTTGTGCGAGATCCCAGTTGCTTCTTGCACGGCTGTCCTCGCTCAACTCGACAGGATGGTCATACACCGATTTGGCGCCAAACACGGCCGCATACCGTTCGCTTGTCACAAATGACCTCACCACTCGTGAATTGTCCTGGGCGAGATCCGCACCATAGCTGGTCAGGATCACCTGCGCATCTGGATTTCGTCCCAGTACCCAGGCGGGGAACAGCCGTGATGCCTGTTCGGTTTTGCCGTGCCTCGGCGGCTCAAATATCATCAGTCGTCCGATGCCTTCCGCCCCCCTTGTTGAAATAAACTTTTCCACCTGCTCAAGGTAGGTCGCAACAAGGTAGTGATGCTGGGTGGGCTTGTAATAAGAAGCCACGTATTCCGAAAAATGAATCAATGATCTACGAGCCAGCTCACGTTTGATTCGCTCTTTAAGGACTTCGTCAGAGGTTACCCTCTCCTGCACATGCGCCTCACTCGACATCATCACCCCAGGGTTCGTCACGCCCTTGCACAGCATCACCCCCGGGTTCGTCACGCCCTTGCGATGGCGAGCTCAGCGCATTATCCCCCTGATCATCAAAACCAATGCCGCTGACTCCCAACTTACGCGCTAATTCAGCCAGTTCTGCATCACTCATATCAGATAGATCATCTTTATCGACCTTGCGCCTCAAATCAACCTTGGCGCGTGGAATGTAATCTCCAAGCATCTCCAGCGCAAGTTTGCGATCCGGATGAGATTTGTAGTCTGGGCTGGTTGCCGATTTGATCAACGCATCATAGATATCCCGTCGGTGTTCAAACAATGGGGCAACCTGCAAAAGTGCGATCACTTCATCAATGGCAGGGTTCTTTTTGCGCCAGGTGGCAATGACCCGGTCGCTGGTCAGCCCGAGCATGCTCGTGGCAAACTCTTGCTGATTTTTAGGTTGGCGTTCCTGTTTGGGGCTTGCCGCCCATGCAATATACGCCGCAACCCGCCAGGGCCAGCCCTGGTTACGCAGCCGCCAGTAATCCGGGCTCCAGGTTAACGTTGAGGAATCTTCAAACACTCGGCGTGCATTATCACTGATGAGCATCGCTTCATCGAAAGAGATCTTTTTGATCTCTGCCTCATCAGCAATATCATCAATGGCTAGTCCGAGCGAAAGCTGCTCAATTTGTCCTGGATTAACCTCATCCACATTCATTGTTTCTCAACCTTTTAGCCTTGCGAATCTCCACCGGAACAGCTCCCAGTGATTTGACCTGGTGTACAAGACGTTCTGCCCAATCTCGCAGCTCCTGGATCTCTCCTTCTTGCACCTTGAGCTGCTCCTTGGCTTCACACAATCCAACCCTTAGGGACTCTACTTCTTTTCTCAACCTGAGCACCTCGTCAGCATAGGTTTTTGTGGCGGTGGCATAGGATTCCGCAGCCCCCGCCTCAACATAGTCAATTTCTGCGCTTCGTTTTTTCGATTGAACGATCAGCGCAACAATACCCGGCAATGAACCTATGAATGCTGCGATGACCAGACCGAGATATTCATCCATGGGTTTCCCCCTTCACTTTTAGAGCGGTGGTTGTTCGTCCGGGACAAACCCCAATTTATCGAATATCTTCTCGAGCAACACGTTGTAGATCAGGGTTGCGAAGCCGACAATGCCTGATGTAATAGCCAGCAATTCGCCCAAATATACAATCATTGCGTTGACAATAATGGATGGATCACCCACCATGGACGGCATTGCAGGTAAGCTGGGCATATTCCACAGCACAGCCACAACAAAGCTCACGCCATACGTGACCACAGTTATCCAACCTCTGTGAATGGGTTTACCCAGCCTGGCAAACGCAAACTTGATCACCTGCGCCAGGAGCACTGCGATGAACCCGATCACCAACAACAAATTTGTGTCCAACATTTCGTACCTCCTTAATTTTTGTAAACAAAAAGCGCCCACCACTGCTCCTCAAACGAGGAACAATGATGGGCGCTCATCTCCATCGACAGCCCGAACTACATCGGGCTTGCAAAATTTATATTAAGTTGTTAATCGCATAATAACAAGATTGCTTATTTTTGTCAATAAGCTACATCATGTTTGCTGTATCCACCCACCCGCGATAGCATGACATTTCAAATAATGATTAATCATTATTTCGCTTATCATCAAACCATAGTAATGTTTATTAAATTGGATACCACATATTTTACAAACCCAATACTTTTTTGTTTCTTCATATTGGTAGGTTTTCGCTAACAGTATTAAAACATTGCGTTGAAAATTTTTATTATGTCTCCATTGGCCCTGGTTTGCCATAAACAACCTATTATGTAGTTCTTTTCCATTTTTGCACATCCTCGACCTCTTTGCCGTTATCATCAATAAATCTATAGTGATAAGGTAAGACAAATTCAAACTTTGCCGAAATTATCTTTTTGGTATTCCAAACATATACCCATTCATCGTGGTTTGGGTAGTCATCGGATAATGGTATCCAATCGGTCCTTTCTTCCAACTCATATTTTTTACATTCAAAAACAGGTGTTGTAACCTTGTTTTCAACACAAAGGTTATATAGAGATTGCGCAATTGGACAATTTCCGGGAGTGTTAGGCTTGAAGTATTTACACTTCTGCCAGCAAAGGCAATGTTCTCTGTGCCTGCCCTTCACGTTTGATATAACCGACACTTCCACTCCGTGATGTTCATATTTTTCTATTTTCATTCCTGCTCTCCAATATTGCCATTTCCTTCCAATTATTTTTTACTGCTCTTAAATAAAACTCACCATCCATTGTACATTCACCAACAGCATCAATTCTGTGACAAAACTCGCATGGATGAACATTTGTTGTTTGTCTATGATGATATTTGCTTTTTTCACAATGTGGACAGTATTCCCCATCACCAAAAATAACTTTCATTTCTGCTCTCCTCGCAATTTAATAAACTTGGATTCTTTTGTATATAATGTTAATGGCCATTCCTCCACCCTTTTGGCAGTTCAGCCCAGGCAAGTATATTGGTCAGGTCCATTCCATCAATAAACCAATCTGCATATACACCATCACTATTGTGGTGAAATAAAATCATGCTGTCGCTTTCGTGCGGTTTCACACCAGGGAGTTTGTTCCATGTAATTGTTTCAATTTTGGTATGCATCTCTCTTTTTGGATCAACGAAACGCACATTGTCCCACCTGGGAGTTTTCTCGTACTTTTCTTCGTCCAGGTCAAATATAGTAATAATTATTTTCTCTGGAAATTCATTAAGTTCTATGGCTTCACGTAATTCCTCAACTACGTCATCGAGGTTCTTTGTGATACACCCACCACCGACCATGTCGCGCTCGACTTGAATGACTTTCATTCCTGCTCTCCTTCAATTACTGGCTCATAGGTTTTTTCAAATACATCTGGCTTGCATGGATACTGCTCGCCATTGACGCCTGTTATGACCCAGTCGCCAATGTTCGCTTTCATTTTCCCCTCTAATGTGTTAATAATCATTTCTTTATCTGTTTGATATGCTTCAACAACTACTGGCTTTTTTCTGAACCTTTCTGGTTCTTTATAATATTTTTCTACATCACGGTAATTGATAAAAGGTTCTTCAAAGCATGAACCGCATATGGGACACTTTTTCATTTCGCCTCTCCTCTCTTGGATGGCAAAGGATTCTGCATGCCAGTTACCTTTTTCCTTCCGCCCTTCTCCCAGACAAGTATTTGAAGCAAGGCTTTGGGCGCTTTCATCGTTCTGAACATGGCGTCAACAGCAGACCAATATCCGAGCCCCATTGTTTTTTCTTGGATCCTGCGTTTGATAACCTCATTTCGAATTTCTGGCACGTACCTACACAATGGTTTCGTCATTTCTTTCCTCCCGTGTGGCTTCTAAAAATCTTTGATATGTCTCAATTTCTTTTTGGATTGCTTCATCATAGGATTCTTTCAATAAAGCATTGGTTTCTCCCTGGTAATAGTCTGGTTTTTTAGATAACTCATCTTTGATCATTTCATCAGCAAGAAGGGGATATTTATTTTTTATTCGTCGCTCGAGTCTTTTCTTGCGCACGGATATCAGCGCATCTTTTGAAATGGTTTTTGTCGGAGTACTTACCCCTGATATATAACATCCATACCCATCACCAATATTGCTCAGTCGAGAAAGACTTTTAGGAAAAGGATCCTCGCCTATTGCTGTTCGTGCCTTTCGTTGCTCAATACTTTCAAACATCTCAGCTTTAATTCGTGGTTGTCCTTCCGGCGGATCAGTGTATGGCGAATGCCATTTGATCTGATATAGATATCCAACATGTGCCATCATGTCACTCATCCACAGAACAAATAATAGCGTTATGCCGCTCGATAAGCTGTCTCAGAGATTCCTCTCCAGGCACCCATGTCCTCAAGGCGCCGCAAATGCTGCAGCGCACATCCAGCACATGTCCCTCCACCACAGCCATGACATCCACCTCAGCCATGTCTCCCAGCTCATCAATGGCTTCTCGGTAAAGCAGCATCTTTCGTATCCCGGATGCGTCCCGGTATGTCATTCCCAGGATATGTCCGTTTTCCTTGCATCGCCAGGGTTTCATCTCATCGCTCATGCCCGCCTCCATTTCACAGTACAAACAAATACGATCTTGGCACCCAGTCACGCACGTCCACCTGGATATCGACCTCCGGTTCCACCAGCAGCGTTTTCATGTCCTCCTGTACTAGGACCTTTGAAGCTTTTCGGCCATAAACATTCTCAAAGTGCAAAATTGCATCACGAGCGATCTCTGCAATTTCCGACAAATGATCAACATACCAGATCAGACCTTGTTGTTTGCTTGTTCCCATCTCAAAGGTTGTTGCCTCTCTCGCGTTCCAGTAAAGTCGCAAATGGTATATATCCAGATCTGGTTCGTGGTATTTGAGCCTGGAAAGAAAAGGTTTGCCATGTTCAGGCACCTTCTTGATCCAGCGTGCACTGCTCACCTGTTTGCCTACTCTCACAATATGCATGCTGCGCAACCCGTGCTCGCTCAACTCATTTTCAACAAGCTCTTCTTTCGCCATTTAAGTCTCCTCAAATAGATGGATAGGCATAAGAGACATAGACCTTTTGCCCGGACAAACAGGATTCTTTGAATACTCTCAGTGTGGGAAACTCCTCCCATAATCTGCCATCCAGCTCACGCCGCTCCTTGACCATGCCGATCCTTCGCATAATGGCTCCATTCTCAAGGTACCACTCGCCATCAGACATGACAGGGTATAGCCGATTGATCACATGCCCCTCACGATCAATATTCGTTCCAACAATTCCCCACTCCCCCCAGTTTTTGAAGAAGAAGGGAACCTGGTGCGCTTTGCATTGATACCGAAGAGATAGTGCCCAATTAGGGTGCGTCGGCCTTGCCATGGGTCCGCTCTCCCCACCTACAATTACCCAGTCCAGCGTTGGATAATCCATGTTTCCGATCCAGGCTTTGCCAGTTCCAAAATTATTGTCGTTTTCTGTTTCATTCAGCCAGATACCTCCAAGCAAAGGCTCACAGCTGATGAAGTGGATCGCTGCAGGCGTATTGATCAATACTGGGATCCTGGTGCTTGCTTCTGGTTGGCTTTCGCAGCTCACCCCTAGCCAGATATTATCCACCAGAGATAAGTCAATGCCCTTTCGCTCCTGGTAATGCAAGACAAAGGTGCGCATATCAACCGCCCGTTTGGTCAGGACCTGGAATATATGCTGGGATGCCTTGACCATGACATTGAAGACTTCTTCGATATACCCGAATGGTACCTGGGGATGAAAGAGATCTCCCATGCTGCAGACAAAAACCTTGCGAGGTTTGCGCCAACGTAGCGGAGCATCAAGTCGTTCCGCATGACACATGACCTGATCAAATTTCCGTTCACCCCAAAAGCGGCTTGCGATTCGTTCGGCATAACAATTCCTGCAGCCCTCTGAAACCTTGGTACATCCGGTAACCGGATTCCATGTTTCATCCGTCCACTCAATGCTCGTTTTTGCCATTTTTGCCCTCCGTAATAATCCTGTTCTTCACCCATAGAACACCATTCTCAAGCATGGTCACTACCCGCTCTTCATGATCTTTATCCGCATTTAGTTCGTCCAGCACGACATGCATTAACTCGTGCACAACAAATCGTTCGATTTCGCACTTATTCATTCCACGCATGACAGGCAGGTTGACATCTATCGTGTAGGTCATATATCGCCAGTCCACATGACAGCGCATGCCAACGTTGAAGTCTTTTTTCTTGTTGAAATATTTCCAGCCCTCATCAAACCGTAATTTTCCGTAATACCAATTCATGCCAAGCCATTTTGACCACCAGGCAAGGTATTTGATGGTGAGTTTTTTAGTCCGCTCATCTTTCCTTTTCATGACCATCCACAGTAGAGCTCTATTGGAATATTGTTTTCTTGAGCAAATCGCCTTTCGTTCATTGTCCCGGCAGAATAGAGGTATCCTGGTAACAATACGAGTCTGTCACAACGACGTAATATTTCGATATCCCCGGCAAGGATCTCCTCATCCGGAACAACACCCCCCATGAAACTGCTGTTCTTGTGAGGGCAGATAACCGTAAACCCCATTTCCCAGTATTTGGCAGCAGCCAGTTCGGCCATTCGAATATTCTGGTTTGTTTCCCATTCACAGGTGCCCCGATAGGGTCCTCCGATGTAAATGACTACATTGCGATTGGTATGTGGCTTAGAATCAATCTGTGGAGCATTGGCGGTATCCCCGCAGTTTTCGCTGGGGGTATCCTCGTATTTTTCTATTGTTTCTGTCTGATCAGACCACATTATGGTCGGGGGTATCCCCATAGACCCTGTTTGTGAACTTTCCACAGCATCCATTACTCGTCCTCCAGTTCCCAATTCAACAAATTTTCATAACGGGGATTATCGATCGGGACCAAATGATTGTTCAGGTCGATCTCACCCGTTTTTACTCGTTCGAGCAACATATACAGACCCAACCCCGCAATTTGACTGGCCGAAGTTCGGTATTCACCAGCCAGCTTTTTTACCCGCAGGATCAACTCCTCTGGCAGGTCGTAAAGAGCCCGCCTGCCCCGTCTTGCAGCTGCTTTTTCTCTTTCCCTGATCGTCTTTTTCCTGTCTGAGCGTCGCATATGCATTTCTCGTTGCCTCCGACTTCCTTGCTGCAATACAGAAGCGACAGCAGGGTCGAGGTTTTCCAGATCAGGGTAACCATTGCGATTGTTTTTCATGTTTCCCTCACAACAATTCAAGTAATTTATTTAATACGTGTCTATAGCCACCGAATCTGTCACCATCATTGTTTTTAATACCTTCCAAAGCAGGTGGATTCTTCTTCGCAATTTCCCAAAGTGTCTTTCCAACCCTGTTGCAGACACGGCAGTTGACATCGTTCGGAATGATAGGCCAGACGTAAGCGCCGAACGATTCCACCAGATTGATCAACTGGTTGTGACTCTCATTTGTGCGGCGTTCAAAAAAAGTAGGGATGATGCCTGCCAGTTGGCACGATGAAGAGGATCCACGCCGTACAGCTGCCAGGCTCTGTAATACTGCTGTAACACCCTTTATGGCAAATTGATCCAATTTGGTCGGTATGATCAGCCAGTCAGCAGCTACGAGTGCAGCTGTGTGCAAGATATCAATGGACGGCGGACAATCCAGGACGATCAACTCGTGCTCAAATTCCTCCAAAGCCTTAACCAGCACCATCTCTCGAAATTCAATGTTGGTAAGGGTCATTTTGACCATGGCTGTTGTTTTATCAGATCGGACAACATTGAGGTTTTCTGGCTTATCCTTCCACATATATCTATGGATAACCTTTTTACCTGGCATCCCATTGATCAACCACTCGTACATATCAGATCCTTCTTCGATGCCCAAACTGTCAGCAACATTACCCTGGGCATCCAGGTCAACAAGCAGCGTTCTTATTCCTTCAAGCGCTGCTCCAAAAGCCAGGGTGACCGCCGTTGTCGTTTTTCCTACACCCCCTTTTTGGTTTGCTATACATACGATCATTCGTTTACCTCCAATCCTATTAATAGATGTTTTGGGAGCACATATTGCGACGGCTCAACTGCCAAATCATCAATATTGACCTGTTCAAACTCCCCCGCATTAACCAGGCATTTATTGGGTTTCCCCCCATACTTTTGCTCAAAATAAGCCGTTGCCCCCATGATTCGTGCCTTGAGCGTAAGTGAGGGGTCTCTGTCATACCATAACATGCCATTTTCCACGACATTCCTCCTTGTTTTGTTGATTATTTGCGTATAGACGCGGAACATAGTGAGGATTGGTGGACTTTGCCATTTTTCAAAGTCCACCGCCTATGCGCACGTTTCATATAATCTATCAATAAATAAATTACTACTGATATATAATGAGTTCCTAAGTCCACTTTTCGCTTGTTTTGGGCTATTTTTGGGTCAATTTGCACCCTGTTTTCTGCCAGTGGACATAGTGAACATATAATGTGGGGATTTTGGTAATTACAAAATGCAATGCAAAACATTTTAAAAACACGCCGCAGGGGGGAAACAATGTTCACTATGTTCACTCCTCACCTTCCTCAGCATCGTCAGCAGGTAATTTTTCGACCGTTACTCTCTTCGTAAACCCGATGCCAAACCTGTAGCATAATGCCTGTACCCGGTCATCATCCCAGATAATGTAATAATTGCCTTTGTTATCACCCGAGGTTGCCCGGTTCGTAGGCATTTGAAGTTCGTTCCGTACAATTGCCCCAAT